CCGTAACAAGTGTGTAGCATTTTCCCCAGCTGTGGGTAAACAGTGGCACCCGCGCCTATCGCGGGGACCCCCACGTTTATGGGTCAAATAAACATTAAACCAAATGAAAATATGAGTATTATAGGAACAAACGATTTACTCATGAGCACTGGGGATGTTGGGACTAACATCTCCAGAGGCGGACAGACAGAGGGGTCTGATTCCACACCACGGGCTGGGGCCTGTGGTGGCTGGCGTTCACGATGGATAATGTCAGGTAACCGAATCAAAGCTAAACTTGGGTTCCTCAATAGGAATTACAATGCGGAGAGGCTGGAGCCTGAAAATAACATCGGTTCTTCGTCAGAACCACTTAGGGAAACAGAGACTAATCAAGAGCTCATCATTCACCCAAACAGGATGAGTACAGGCGGAATTGATCATGATTATGTTGATAGTAGACCGGAGTGGTTGGTGAAATCGAGCGAGGGAATGGCTTCCCTTGTAGACGTAACCAAAAATTATACTGTGAGAGATAAGGCGTTTAAAGTCAGTGTAACTGTAGGAGGTACGGTAGGAGTAGTAGGTTTATTGGGTGGTGTAGGAGCGATTGCGTGTGCACCACTTGCAACAGGAGTTGCGGCGGCATGGGCTGTCAAGGCAATTAGAGAGGCATCGAGAAAGCCAGAAGGTGTAGATGTGGCATTAACGATACTTAATGGTGATCTAGGCGTAGACATCATTCCTGTAGCCCCCCGCGTTGAGGGAATCGACGAAGTCAGCTTAGACCAGGCTGACGCTAGCTCAGCGGAATCAGGAGATTCGTTTGGGTTAGGAGTGGGATCCGAGGTAATTCAGGTGAAGCGGGAGAAAACATTCTTCAAAGCTAAGCCGAGACACCGTGGAAAGATCCCACTCGCGGCAGGTGAAGTCGCCGCTCTGTTAAAGATCAAGCACGTAGGGTTAGAAGATACCCGAGAAAATAGATTATTAATACGTGCAGATGCAGGGCGGAAGGCAGAGGCATTACGCAGGGAGGGTTTTGAAAATTGGGAGAACATGCGCAACATAGATTTGTTGAATGTAATTATGCATGCATCTCAGATGTATTGGATCCTCACGAATGATGAAGAATATGTAGGTGAATTATATTCTCATCACACGATGCGTGGCCTAAGACGTCGTAGGAATGAACTTTTTACGGCGCACACACCAAGATAGGGAAGCTTGGCCAAGCATTCCGGAACAACCACTGAATCCAAAGTTTCTATGAAACAAGTACTAACGGATTTGGAGAAAGGAGAGAGATTCCGGATTAGCAAAGCCAGGCAGGTAGGGCGCTCAAAGAGGCCCAGAAGCTATTACCGAATAAATGGAGGTAATGGCCCCGATTGGGACATTCCCAATAACGACATTGATACAGTATCCCATGCTGTCCTTGAACGCGTATTTTTCGTCAAGGATGGACAGGGGGGATTCCAGCGCGCTCCGAAACCATGGAGCCATAGTTCTATAAAAGCGCAAGGTAATCCTATGGCTCAGGCCAGGAGCTATGTACAGGACAAGTTTTCACATTTCAACCGAGAAATGGAGAGATGTTCAAAGATTAGCGGATTAGTCAGCCCGTACACGAACCAAGAGTTCTTAGAGTGCTACGGTGGGGCGAAACGTAAAATTTACGAACAATCGGTTGAAAGTTTGGAGTATAACCATCTTCAAGCACGTGATAAACGCGTGAAAGTATTTACAAAGGATGATTACTTAAAGCCAGACGGGGCACCTCGGGCGATACAGCCACGAAGTCCACGTTTCAATGTCTGTTTGGGTAGGTACCTGAAACCACTTGAACATAAAATTTTTGAGGCGATCAACGAGATATTTGACGGAACAGGTGAGCAAAAGACAGTAGCTAAAGGAATGAACATGAACGAGCGAGGTGAAGAGATTAAGGGGATGTGGGACAGATACGTGGATCCAGTTGCAGTAGGATTGGATGCATCACGGTTTGACCAGCACATTAATACGTTGTTGTTAGAACATGAACACAACATATACAGAATGTGGTCGACAGGCGAAGAGGTTGACCTTCCCAACTTAAATACTTTACTCTCAGCCCAGCTCAAGAATAAAGGTGTGTACGTGGGTATTGATGGCATATTACGGTATAAGGTAAATGGATGCCGTATGTCAGGCGATATGAACACCAGTTTAGGAAATGTTATTATCATGTGTAGTTTGATGTATTCATATTTTGAAGATAAGAATATGTTGGGCAAGATTTCCCTCTTAAATGATGGCGACGACTGTGTCATCATTATGGAGAAAAGGCGCTTGAAAGCGTTCACCAGTGGATTGAAGGAATGGTTTTTGCGGATGGGTATTACTATGGAATTTGACGGAGTGTATCACACACTTGAGGAGGTTGAATTTTGTCAGGCTCGTCCAGTATTTAATGAGGATTTGGGATACGTGTTAACACCGCGCCCCAGTAAAAGATTGTATAGCGATGTGATCTCAACGAAAATGTTGGGATCCAAGAAAGTATATCGTAAACAGTTGGGAGCGATAGCAGGATGTGGTTTAGCCATGTCTAGCGGAACACCCATTTTCCAAGACTTTTATACCTGGATGGGCAGAGGAGCCACACCATGGGTTCCTTGCATGGGCGATTATTACTATAAATATCGCCAGGAGCTGATAGATGGTATGACCTATAAGCAACGGGAACCGACTATGAAGGAGAGGATAAGCTTCTACTTTGCTCATGACATTACACCGTCAGAGCAAAAACTGGTTGAAAATTATTACCAGTGCTTACCTGACCCCTTGTGGTCGAAACCTGTAATTGATCCGGAAAGAAACATTGATTCTGCTCAGTATTTAGTTGAACCAGAGCAAAAATGTAAGCGTTTGTCGTGAACTCAACGACACTTGGGCAAAACCAAGAGAAAAAGGAGCCAGAGACGGCTTAGTAGTCCACCAGAAGGAAAACTGGGAGCATTGGAAAACCCGGCAACCCACCGTGACGAGGTAGAATAGCCAAATAGGAAGACGTTTGAACCCTAAGGGGTTGAGCGCACATGGGCATTAATGCCCTGGTATTAGCGATTACGGATAGAAGTTGCAATGTACCCTTAGCAACATCTAGAACGCCTGATACGAAAGGCGGAGCGCTATTTAGCGCAGGGGGCCAGCCCGAGTGCCGCCTCAAAGCTATCGAGAGATAGCAGTAGGTTTGGGCTGGAGGGTAATCGTAAGCAATAGACTAAGGTATCTTTGCTTGTTAAATTTTTGCCTTACTAGAAACACAAACAGTAAAAACAAAAGAAACACAAATAGATCTCAACGAGTTGCTGCACCAACAGCAACAGGGTTGAGAACGTCTGGGGGCAAACCTCAGACAACACCAGCAGGAGCTGGATCCACACGGGTTAGACACCGTGAATTCATTAAGAACATAACCTCAGACTACACATTTGAGAATGGAGTTTTGGAGCTTGGTATTAATGCAGGAGATACAGAAATGTTTCCGTGGTTATCTAAAATTTCCAACGGTTACGAGCGTTACTGTGTAAACAGCATGACAATTTCATATGAACCATTTGTCAGCACATTCGAAAGTGGTGCTGTAATAATGCAGGTTGATTATGATCCAGCTGACGAGCCACCTTTATCTAAGAGCAGTATGCTCAACAGTATGGGTGCTACTCGTTCAGCCGTTTGGATGAAATCTTCCATGCCATTGAGCCGAAAAGAACTAAGTTATGATGACCATTTATTTGTCAGACATTCTTTACGAACAGGATTCACTGAAAATTTAAAGCTCTATGATGTTGGTACGGTCTTTGTAGCATTGACCGACGTGCCAGAACCGGCCACAAAGTCCTACGGTGAAATATGGGTAAGCTATGATATCACCCTAATGGTTCCAGCTTTTCATAAGTCAGAACCAGATACAGCGGAATCATTTATAGTTGCAGCCAATTACAACAATATACTGGGTGCAATTAACTCACAGAATCCAAATGCTTTAGTGCAAGGCAGTTCGGTAAACTTTGCCACTGCGGATAATAAAGATGGACAAACAGCAATTACTTTCAATGAACCATTCACTGGGCTCGTTCAATTTGAGCAAACAGGATATGCGGATGACAATGCAACAACTTTGGAATTGGAAGTCACATCATCTCCTGCTGATGGATGGATCGGGAAATTAGCAAAACTAGGCGGAATCGCAGTAGACTATGTACTAGGTGACAATAAGTGGAAATATTTATTGGAGGTAGTAGCAGATGCAGGCGATAGTTTGGTATTTGATGCACTAGCGGTCGGAGCTGGTGATATTACCACTTGGGTAGGCGATATAGCAATGTCGTTATCTCCTTACGCGGAGGTTTTGATGTTGCCCTTAATTGGACTGAGATCAACAGACCAATTTGAAATTACGCGCCGTATACAAAGCCCAAATAAACGTAGGCTAATATCATCTAGTGACGTAGTAAGTAGAAGGGCTTGGGTTCGAAGAATGGTCTCCGGAACTCAGTCCACGGATAATGAAGATTCCGAATAGTGGCGGACAGACACCGCCTTAACAAATGTGGTTTGATCAACCAGCAAAGGAAAGCAGGGAAAGCAGATCACACACCTAAAATAATATAAAAATAACAAATAAACAACAACGGAGGTAAAATAACATGACCGAGAAGATGCACCATAGCCACATTCTAACCAACAGAATAACCGCTGGAATACCGGTATAAGCCAGATTACCTGAGTCGATATTAGACAGGATAGACGAATAGAAAGAGCCCTACATATAAGTAGCCTAGGTTTGCGAACCAAATATGGCCATTGTGGATGTTTGTGTAATTCGGATGAAGCCTGCTTTCGGCAACAAGGCCTAGGTCTAGTCAACCTGAGATATTCTGATGAATGGGTGCGAGCAGGAAGTAATAACGCGCAGATGTTTGAGGGTTTTGGGATCCAATGTCCCCTCTCTCAACCGGACACAACCGGTTAAACAAAGACGTTACCAACACGGTAAGTTGGTGGAAGATGGAAAACTGATCTTAAAAAGCTGGGACCTCACCCGATTAGAGGCAAATGTTAGTTGGTTACTAATGAGCTGTTGTAAACTTGAACAGTAGTCGCCAGAACTGCGGCGCACGT